GTTGAACCAAAAGAAGAAGTCTCATCACAGTAGTCTAACCATTGCCGACTACAAAAACTATAAAAGGTATCTGACATTAAAACTCCTTAAGAAGTAAGTCTAACTTCTCTTGAGCAGTTGCCATCTTGTCTAGTAATACATCCATTGATTCAATAATATGTGGATGCTCTGCAACTCCTACACTTAATTGAAAATATGTATCGAGTTCTGTCTTAGCAATAGCTACTTCAGCTTCATACTTCTTTTTAAGTGCATCAAATCTTCCCTCATACATTGTATCAAATTTATCTTCTATCATATCTTATCCTTCACAACTTAAACATTCTACATCTTCAAGCTTAACTCTTTGTACTTTAACATTGACGTTCTCAGCATTACGAGCAGCATCTGATCTAAAATAATATAATGATTTTAATTTATTCATAGCATACCAATGAACATCATTGACATACTGCAAGTACTCATCATGAACTGCTTGAGACTCAGTAGCTTTAGGCATAGTAAAAAATAAATTTACACTTTGACTTTGACATACATAAGCTTGTCGCATGTGAGCATGTTCTACTAAATAGATTTGATTAATCTCTGTAGCAGTTTTAAATATCTCTTTCTCTTCATCTGATAAGACTTCTATTCCTTGCGCTGAACCATTAGCTATAGTCATATCTTTCCAAAGCTTTTCTCTTTCTTCTATACTTAATCCTTTCTTCTTTAGAAGTCGTTCCAAGTATTTATTCCTAACTTGATAAGAACCGGATAAAGTTTTGTGCGTAAATACGTTAGCACGATATGGTTCAATGCTAGGGGAAGTGCCACCACATATAATGCTACTACTGGCATTAGGAGCAATAGCCATAAGATGAGCGTTACGCTTATTGCTACCATGTATATCAGGAGCTTCACCACGTTCATTGGCAAGTCTTTTAGTAGCCTCCATAGATCGCTCTTTGATATGGGAGAACGCAACATTGTTGATGCTTGTAGATCGTAACCCATTGAAAGGTAGTCCTTGACTTTGGAGTAAAGCGTGAAAGCCCATCGCTCCAAGACCCACCGACCTTTCTCTATACGCTGAATAAGCAGCTTTAAGTAGTCCTTCTTTTTCTTCTCTAACATATTTTTTAAACCTCTCAAAATTTGCACTATAACCACCAAGTTTACTTGTGTCTATAATGGCTTCAATAAAATGTTCTAATACATTATCAAGCATTGTAATTAGATCATCAATAAACTGATCATTCTTTTTCCACTTATCAAAGTGTTCTAAGTTGACCGAAGATAAACAACATACTGCGGTTCTCTCTTCGTTAGTAGCTAGAACTATTTCAGAACATAGGTTACTTTGATTTACTTTTAAACCTAAAGCTTTCTGTTCTTTAGGTAAGTGTTCATTGCAGGTGTCTATGTTGACCATGTAAGGTTCGCCTGTCTCAGCTCTAGCATTTAACATCTGCCACCACAAGTCTCTAGCACTCATAATCTTAACAGCTTCACCACTCTTAGGATCAATTAACCTCCAGTCTTCATCACCTTTAACTGCATCTAAAAATTCATTCGTAATATTAATTCCGTTGTGTATGTTTAAACACTTCCTATTTATATCACCGCCCGATTCCTTACGCATGTTAATAAACTCTTCGACTTCAGGATGTGATATATCCATGTAAGCAGCATATGAACCTCGTCTCGTTACACCTTGATTAAAGGCAAGCATCTGAGAATCTACGACATGCATGAAAGGGATTGAACCAGTAGAACGACTATGGTTAGAAGTACCAATGCCATTGCTTCGAACACTTCCCCAATATCCACCGATGCCTCCACCTGAACTTGCGAGCCAAATGTTCTCATCATAGTGATCAGATAACCCACGCCTACTATCAGGTACGTAGTTGAGAAAGCAGCTAATAGGTAAGCCACGAGTCGTTCCCCCGTTAGAAAGTATAGGAGTACTAAACATAAACCATAGATCGGAACTGTACTCATAAAGTCTCTGTGCAAGATCAAAATCAGTTTCTCCTTTATACGTTGCACCAAAGACTGATGCTCTTGCGAATGCTTCTTGTGCATGTGTTTCTTCCTCCCAAAAATATCTATCCTTTAATGTATCTAAACTAAACTTGTCTAGTTTCTTTTCCTTGTCATAGTCTATAACTATTCCTAAGTAAGGCTTCTTGCCTATCTTGTCTTCGACCATTAGTCTTTCTCCTTGTCATTCAAATGTAATGCAATCAATGCGTAGTGTATAATTTTAAGTAGGTCTGCATCAGACTTACCATTCTTCTTACCATACCGCATAGCATACTTCATGATGTTACCTATACAGAAACCTTCACCATGTCCTGCATCAATAATCATATCGGTTGCTTGATACTTAGAGTGAGCATAGTGTTGTGTATAGGTGCTATTAATATATTGTTTAACACCATTTAAGTTTATGTTCTCATCAAATTTATATTCCATATTCTGTTATCCATTCTTTAGGTAAATTATATTCTGAGTACCACGTAAAGTCATTAGCCTCTGCCCATTCTGCATGACTTCGTTTAGTACCATCCTTTCTTTTCTTTGCTGCAGGCATCGCTGCTTGTGGTTGTGAAAATATAAAGATAAGTTCTTGATCTTTATTTAAACTTTTTCTTATCCAAATATATTTACTGTACTCTGCATGATCCCAAAACCTTCCTTTAGCCTCAAGTAAATACTCAACCCCTTCTATTGTCCTGCGAAAGTCAGGCTCGTAGGTATGATCAACTGTATATTTAATTTTATCTCCATGATGCGACCACTCTTGTAAAGGTTCAACGTGTAATTTATATTCCCAGTTAGAATCATATCCTTTAGGAACATCCTTCTCGACAGGTCTAGCCTTTCTAGGCTTTCTATATCCTCTCATTAATGTATACTCACATCTTCGGGTATACCATCTAAACGATTGTCTATAAGTTCTGCCATCCTATCTAAAACAAAATGATCAACCTCTTCTAATGATCCTCCTGCATACAGAAAGCTACCCAATACAATTATTATTGTAGCTAAATCTTCTTTCATTAGATCATTCTCTTCCATCTCTGAGTAGTTCTTCAAATCTAATTGATTCGACATCCTTGTTCTCCTTTTTATTTATCTGTTTAATCTTCTTTGCAAACCATTTAAAACTATATGCTGACAATAAAAACTTTCTATTTGCAAACACATGTCCTTCTTTAGGTAAGTAATCTTTAAAGTTCTTTTCATTTATAGACTTAGCTTCTTCAGGAGTAACCATACTTTTTAACCAATCAAGTAACATAAGTTTAGCATGTTGTCTTATTTGTTTTGCTTTCTTACCATTCATTTTCTAGTTATCTCCTGAACATTAGGTTCTTTTACTACCTTCGTTAAGTACATCAAGCCTTTCGAATATTTAAATACTCTTAAACCTTCACCATCATTAGCATCTTTGTGACATTCATTCTTATGTCTACAATAAGTACAACCCCTAGGAAGTTTCATGTTTCCTGCTTTACCTTCAGGTATAGTAGTATAGCATAATTCAGGCGGGTTGTCAAGCTTCAATGCTTTCTTTACCTCTCTTATTCTATTCTTTGCATTAGGTTTATCAAAGAAACTAGGTCTATGTAAAGTTAATTCACCGCTCTCCTTATTCATTACAAGGAAACCACCTGCCTTTGTCTTCTCTGCTTCTTCGTATCCTGATAGCTGTGCTAAGTATCCGAAAGGATCATCGTCTGCTAACGTACCATTTGCAAACTTCCTGAATGCAAAACTAGATGCGGTCTTTATATCTACAACCTCACCATCAATCTTACAATCCATATGACCATGAACATTACTAACCTTAACTTGTTTCTGCTCATCAGAAACTTCATGACCGGAAAGTTTTACCAAGAACAACATGACCTCTTCTAAGATATGACCATACAAAAATCTTATAAAGAGATGAGGATCAAGCTTCTGTGTTTCCTCCCCTTCTGACTTCATGTCATACCAAAGCTGCCTTAAAGGTTTACCTATGTTAGACATCCTAAGAGTTTCTTTATCTCTTGACTTAGGTGTAGCCCAATGACGTAGTGCTTCTTTCATAGCGTTACCAAACTCGTCTAGTACTTCCTCACTTACATCAAGAGCCTCACCCTCGCCTAGTACAGCTAAGGTACTGTATATATCTTCAACTAATGTATCTAATTTTTTCATAATGATTCTATGATTTGTTGTGCTTTATCCTGTTTAATTTTAAACCACTCACCCTTTCTTTCTTCTGCAGATTCTTTTAATAACGAATGTGCTTTAGCTTCTGCTTCTTTTCTATCATCAAAGAATTTACTATAACATAATTTGTAATCTCTAAAGGGACTACTTGTTTGATATTGTTTGCATCTATCTTCAGCATCTATAGCCATACCTACCTTTACCCAATTACTCCAACAAGGATTAGTTATAATGTATACATAACCCTCATCTGTTTTTTCATATCCTTTTAAAGAAGCAAAGGCTGCACCTTCAAAAGTTTTAAAGTTGCCTGCTTTATATAAGGGATGTGTTTTTGGTACGTACTTACCATTAACAAACATTCGTTCTGGATTATTGTTTGGATTACTTTTTGTATTATTGTTTTTACTACACTTAATACATTGTGTTCTATTCAAACTTCTCCACGATGAAGACCAATTATTATCTGTTAATTCTACACCACAAGTATTACAATTTTCTTTAATGTGTTTCACTCCAATCCCTCCCAACTTTATATTCACCATCCATAGGACAGCGAAGGTTATAATATTCTCCTGCTTTAATTATACAGTCAACTGCCATTTTACCTACGTTTTCAGAAAGGTCTTCTCTAACTTCCATCTGCCATTCATCATGTATGTTAGCCACAAACTTAGCATCAAAGGTATTTAGTTTT